AATGTAGCAATAAAAATCCTTGTGGATTGGCTTGTGCCACCATATTTGATAAAAATAAGGCATGAACCGTCAAATGTGCCTCGTGATCTTGTTGTGGAAACACTTGAAGTGGTGCACCTTTCATAGAATTAGCGTTTTCTGTCGCTGGATCTACTGGTGCAGGTGGTTGTGGTGGTGGTAAAAGACTGTCAATGTTCTTAATATCAAGTGCATCATACATTCTTCGGTATGCTTCGTACTGATTATGTATTTGTGGTGCAGCTTGTGCCAGTTGTAGCTGTGTTTGTGCCAATGACAGACGTTGTGACATAGAAAATATGTTTGGATCTGACACTGGAAGTATGTCAACACGACCATCAAAGTCATTCTGCATAATCTGTGGTGCAACATTGCCCACAAAATACGGGTAAGGCACTGGATTTTCAGAAAAAATTTCTGCTAACATACGAAATTCTTGTTTTTGTGCATAATGTAAACGCTTGTGTATGCTAGAAATAATCTTTGAGCCTTGTTCTATTAACGCAACCGTAGTTCCAACTGGTGCTTGTGAGTTAACATCACTAATTTTTGCATCGGCAACTTGTGCAAAACGTCTACCAGAGTCAACAACCACACCTAAAAGTTGTGCTAGTGTCCCAGATGGTTCTTTGTAAGGTAGGGGAATGATAGAGTTTTTCAAATCACCACCTGGAACATCTATATCTCTAAACTCACCTGGGTTAAGAGGCTCATCGTCATTTCGGATTCTAACGCCTCTTGCCTTAAATCCAGCCGGTAAGTTTGATAATGTGCCTGCATCTATTAGCTGTCTCAATATAGATGTGGCGGCACGAGATAATCCACCTATTGTATGTAGTAATCCAAAACCATAAAATCCAAAACCTGGTAAAAACTTAAAATGAACAAAGTATTGTCTTTTTCGTTTTAACGGATCTTGTTCTCTAAAGTTTCTAACCACTGATAAAACTTTATTTGAGCCTTGATCGATGGTGACAATATAAGGCAACATAATACCCGAAGGCTGCCCTTGACTATCCAGATCTTCAAAGCCTTCCAAGTCCAAGTCCACATGGACCTCAAGTAAAGTGTAACTGTCATCTGAATAATTAGGATGTAATCCTTGAAGCTCATCAGTAGTTTCTTGGATGGCTCCTTCGTCTTCTCCAGTGTCTGTTGTAGATAATTCAACATCTTTATATACTCCCGCAACTTGTAGTTTACGGATATCATTAAAACTCATTCGCACCATGTGTGTAACTCGCTCTGCTGTTCTGATGTCAGAGGCAGAGTACGGAACTATTAAATCTTCTGCTGGTACAAACTTAGATATCGCTCTTTGTTTCGTGGGATCAAAGTACACTTTCTTAAATGTAGAACCAGTAAGTGGTAAATAAAATAACATTTGGTCTGTGTCTTGATCGTATTCTTCCATGACTTCAGTAATCTGATAGTTCATATAATCTTTTATTCTTTGTGCCTGATCTTCTGTTTCTTTTGTAGCAACACCAAGTATTTGTGTTTTTACTGGACCACCACTTGGTAACATTTCTTTATATGCTTGTGACTGAAACTGTGTTGTTGCCTCTGACAATAGTGGATGTGTTACACCACTTGCACCAAGAAACGGATCACTTCTGTCTTCGTAATTAATACCAAGCAAGTTTAAACCCTTGGCGATTGCTTCTTCCCAATCTTGTCTTGATTCTAAATCTTCTTTTACTTTTGATTGTAAGTCAGATGCAATAGACGCTAATACACCATCTTCCATGACTTCTGCTAGATTGGCTTCATGGTTGTATGGCTCTGCTACAACTTCCATTTGTTCGCCAGTATCTAACTCAATACCCTCTGGCAGTGTAGGTGCAACGTCATCCAGCTCTATCTGCAAACTGTCAGACTCTGCTACAAAACCAGGTCCACCAGCACCGATTTCTTTTTCTACCATTGTAGGTATTTGTCCACTTTCTGCCATTATGCTACCTTTCTAAATCTACTTAATATACCACCTTTTTTGAATCTTGGTACTTTTAAATCAGAATCTATTTTACTTAAATCAATAATTCTAAAAAGATCAGACTCTTCGTTGACAGGTGCACCACGAGTTTTTCCTATTTCTATCATCTGTGTAGAACTCGGGGATATGTTAGAAGATGAGCTATATAATCTTTCTTTTGTAAAATACGCATCACCATATTTCTTTAAGATAGAACCTAGTTGTTGTGTGCCTGCTGCAAAGCTATATTTTTTAGGATCTCCAGAACTACGAGCAGAAGCATAGTCTGCTAGTTTTGGAAAGATGATATATCTTTTTCCTTCTTGTTTAGCATCACTTATCATCCTATGAACCATCAATTCTAATCCTTGTTGTGAGTCTTGGATTGGTGGATTTTTAGCTAACTGAAAAGACTCGTTTGGATTCACATGTTTTAAAGTTTCTTGTAAAGAATCTTTTACTTTCGGTGGAATTTTATCACCTAACTTTTCTACTAATTTTAACACTGCTCCTCTTTGTTCAAAAGGTCTCAGTTTTTCTTTTAGATCGTTTATTCTGTCTATTAAATCACTAGCTCTGGCTTCTGCCACGGCTTTTTCTGCGTCCAAACCAGCAAGTCTTTCTTGATTAGCTATACTTTCTATAATTGGATTTTGATACTCTGAAAATACATTGGTATGAACATCATTATAAAGATCTCTCTTTACTGCATTTTTCTGAGCCTCTGGACTTAAGTCAATAAATTTAAAATCTACAGTCCCTCTCGCTCCAGGAGGTGTCACACCTAACATTTTTTTAGGTGGTGTGTATTTAAAATCTACAACATTTTCTACACCCAACTCAGTTTTTCTTTTAAATACTCCAGATGGGAGTTTAATTCTTTCACCAGTGTATCTGGCTCTAGTGCTTCCTGTGTTCTTAGGTATTGGTATACTATTGTTTTGTGATGCATATTCATCGACAGTTTTATTTATTATTTTTTCAATTATTTGAGAGCCTTTTGTCTTTCCCTCTCTGTCTAATTCAGCATCTGCTATAAAATCTTGAAGCACTTTTTGTCTTTCAGAATCAAATCTGTTTGGTGTATCATCAAAAGCTGTTCTCTTCTTTTTATCTGCAGCCTCTAATCTTTGTGCTAATTCTTTTATATTGTCTTTTCCAACAAGTCTTCTAAACTCATTATCGTTAACAATGTTTTTTACTACTGCGGCTTTTATATATTTTTGCTCTAAATCTAAGCCATAGTTTCTATACGCATCTTTAAAAAATTTAGAAACATTTTTAGCATCTTTAAAGTAATCTGGGTTATCTAAAACTTTCATTTGAACATATCTTGCAAAATTTATATCTGTCCCACGAGCCGCTCTGCCTGTGAATCCTCGAAAAAAACTAGCTCTACTCTCATTATTAAATTGTTCTGGATCAAGTTTTTTGTTTTTAAGTAATCTATCTACAGTTTCGTAATAATCTCTTAGTAATCCTTTATCCAATAGTTGTGCTTCTCTACCAGTCTTTAAAAAATTAAAAAAAGAATTATTTTCAAAATCACCTCTAACTTGCATACCTCTGTTAGTAAATTCTCGTTTTGCAGCTTGAGTAGCTTCTGTTTTTCTACTAGCGTCAAAGATCATTCCTCGACCCTTAAGAAGAAGAGCCGCTCCTTGTTCTATAGAAAATGGTTTTGATATAAATCGTTTTATTGCATAAGGTACATTTTTATTAATTTCTGCAATGTCGCCAACATCTAATGTACTCATATTGAAATCACTATTACTTAACTTAGCACCATCAAATACTCCATAAAGAAGGTCATTATTGAAAGGATCCATTACATCTTCATCAAAAAAACGAATTATCGGGTCTCTGTTTAAGTTATAGGATGCTTGTAAAACAGCAGCATTATTTATATCATTGTCTATTTTAAATACTTTTTCTTTCAAAGGCGTAGTAAATTTTTGTAATTTCTCATACTCTGCCATAAACTCATCTTTTTCTTTTATCAGTTCTTTTGCCTCATCTTGCAGTTTAGTCTTAGTTGCAGTAAAAGTTGATATCCCAAGATTGTTTTCTTTGTCTAACTTAAGAATTTGTTGAGCATCCATTAATGTTGAGTTCAGTATAATATCGTTTTTATTGTTTAGTGCTTTATTCAAACTAGAAACTATGTTTGTCGATCTTTTAATTCGTTCTTTTGAAATATCTTCTATAGCTTGAGCTTGAGCAGAAGTAATTTTTCCGTCAGCAAGATCAAGTTTCGCTTGATTAATTTTACCATTTAAACTTACTATTTTCTCTTGTTCTGCTGTTATGTTCCTTTGGACTTCTGCTTTTCTTTCTGGTGAGTCTTGAATCAACTTTCTTTTCTTTGTCATTGCTTGGTTGATCTGTAATTCGTTTACAAATCTAGAATCCTCTAATTTGGGTGCATTAGCACCTAATTCGAATCCCATAAAACCGTCAACGGCTCTTGTGTGTGCAAAGTATCCACCATCAACTGCATCTTGAAAACCATGTTCACTATAACTTCGTCTTAGTTCTTTTATACTATCTGTATCTCCTACTGATTTGAAAAAATCTTCTAATTCTTGATAGGCTTTTTTAACTGTGTTTGTAGAATTAAATCTATCAACAGACGATCCAAGGAGCTTGTCACCCTTTGACCCAGTCCCAAAGATAGTGTGAACAACATCATAAACACTATCACCTCCAGGATCTATCCTTTGTGCTCCTTTGTTTCCCATACCTTGTCTAGATCTATTTTTTATAGCCTCAAGATTTCTGATCTGATTTAAAAGATCAGTTTTCTGTTCTTGAGTTAAGGTTGGATCTGCTGCATTGCTTTTTAAATTTGCGATTTGTGAGTCAAGAGCTAACTGATCTGATTCTTTATATACGTTAACCTCTATGTCTGGTGTAAACTGTGATGCAATATTATATAGTTTTTCTTTACCGTCTGCTGCTTCAAATTTTTCTTTTGGATTAAGTTCTAAGTAACGGATCAAACCAACTTCTTCTGCTTCTTTATATAATCTACTGTTTATACCACCTTTTAGTGTTTTAAATTTTTCTAAAATTTGTTCGCCTGTCATAGGAAACTCTATGCCCTCAACGCGGGTAGTAACTCCTTTCTCGTACATTATGTTACCAGCATCATCTCGCACTGGTCTTTGTGCCGTCTTACCTTTTTTAGTTGTGAATGTCTCCAACATAGGCATCCTTGTCTGTATTATTTGTTGGAGTTCACCTTGACCTGTGCCAAGATTCTCTATCTCTTGCAATAAATTAGAATAGAAAACATTATCTGTACTCATTCTTGCTGCTAAACTTACGTCTTTTTTTAAGTAATCATCTTCAAAAACGTCTGCTTTTTTTGGTGGCTCTGGCATTGATGGCAAAGTCTGATCTGTTGTCATCATTAATTGTTCGGCAGTTGTCGGGGGTGGCGCTGGTATTTTACTCGCACCAACTGTTGCCATGGCAAGACCACCAGCAGGTGGCGGGGTTTTATCCATCATCTGTGATAAAAGTTTTAACCCTATCGCACCTTTTGTAAGAAGAAACCCAGGAGCCATGACTCTGCCTGCACTCTCAAGGTTAAAACCCATCTCTGGAATATCTATTCCAGCTTTTTTTATCAAGGCTTCAGAGCCAATACCTTTAGCTAATTCCTCTGCCGCCCTTGCCTCACCTAAATCAGAATAGGGAAACAACGCTTTTCTTATAGAAAAGAAAGCGTCTGCCGCATCTGCTGGTAATCCAACTAAATCAAAAGTTTCACCAATAGCGACACCTTTACCGATTCTTTTGAAATCATCTAAAGTTTTTGCTAGATCTTGTGGTCTTTGTGCCATTATGTAATCCTAGTTGTTCTCTTCTTTTCTGGTAACATAATCTTTGAAAAACGATTAGTTACAGTATAACCACCAGTCTGTTTTTTCACTGGTTGTACACGCTTTGGTACAAACTTTCTCTTCGAAGGGCCCTTGGTCGGTGGTACACCTTTCCCAAAATTTTTGCCTGGAACTGGTTGTCCTCTTCTCGCCAGTTCTTGATACGCTCTAATTCTATCTGCTTCATCTGACATTATTTGCTCCTAACCACGGGTTTTTTCTTAATAAGACCTTTCTTATTAACTTTTGTCTTTAATAGTTTTCGTCTTATCTTATGTAATCTGTTCATTAATAAATGCCCTTGAACGTCCCACCACGGTTTTTCATTACACCACCCATATTCATTTTTTTACCAATATACATCTTGCTTCGTATACCTCTGTCCAAACCTGGTGCTCCACCAGTAATCTTTTTCAACGC